CCCGTTACCCTTAGACTTCTTACAGATATGGGACTGCCTTAGTTATGACATGGCGGTAATTGAGAAGTCTAATTTACGGGGGCTTAAGGTCAAGTTCTTTGGTAAGGACAAACAGTTTCATTTTGGTAACTACCTGTTCACCATTGACTTTGCCAGCCCTGAAGCTAACCGCCTTGACACTAGCTTTAGTGAGGGGGTCGAGGAACATAAGTCTTATAACTTTATTAAGCTAGATAACGGGCAGTTTGCCTGCCAGCCCAATAACCGTTGCCTTTGGTACGATGTATCTCTTGTACCTGCTGTATTAAAGACCCCCGACTTTAAGATACCAACCGAGGTCTACAGCGTAGAAAATCACGCTAAATGGAGTGCTAAAGACGAATGGTTCTATAACTTTGACGCACTATGACCTTTCAAGACTTCTACTCTCTCTATCCCCGCAAAATGGCTCGTAAAGACGCTGAACGGGCATGGAATAGACTCACCCCTACCCAGCAAAAAGAATGCCTAGAAGCCCTGCCAAACTACCTTAAATACTGGAAGATTAAGGAAACCCAAAAAGACTACATTCCGTACCCCGCCTCGTTTTTAAACGCTGAACGGTGGACTGACGAGATTGACCTAGAACCCAATAAAAAGCCTGAATTACCGTGGTATTCCACAGAGGAACTGACCACCCGTAAGGCCCAAGAGGTAGGTTGCCCAGCTTACGGTGGAGAAACTTGGCAAGCATGGAGAGCAAGGATCAGCCAAAAGATTAAGCAATTAGATGAACAGCTATAAGCAAAGGATCGAGTATTTGGCCCAATCCTACATAGCCATAGCCCAGCGTTATAGGAACTGGGATATGGTCAAAGAATTAATCGAGCGCAATAAAGACACAGAAGCAGATGTAAAAAAACGAATAAAGGAACTGTATGCGAGAAATAGACCCGAATAAATGTATAGACTTTATTCTTGAAAACGCTGGTAAGTACGCATCTGCCAAGGGTGAGTTAGCCCAATTAGAAACCTTTAAAAGCAGTCTAAAAGCCATAATGATGCAGAAGTCAGGTGAGCAGACCATTGGGGCGCAGGAACGAGAAGCCTACGCCTGTCAGGAGTACCAAGACCTATGCAAAGCTATTGGGGTAGCAACCGAGAACGCTGAGAAGCTGAAGTGGGAACTAGAAGCCGCAAGACTACGCCACGCTACATGGCAGACCCTAGAAGTATCTAACCGTAACCATGATCGGATATTAAAATGATTGAATTGCTCAACGAGTTTCAGGTTCTTAGAACCCTAGTCCGTCACTATGACGATGCCCTAAAAAGCAACAACGCCATACAGATGATGGAGATTGCTGTAGACATTGCAGAATCCGCTGTAAAGCTAGAACAAGCCAGCGTGGATCATGCCAATGTATCGTAATAAAAGCTTATTGGAAATAGCTAGAAGTTTCCCCTGCACCCATTGCGGGGCTACAGATGGCACAGTGGTTGCCGCACACTCAAATCAACTAAGGGATGGAAAAGGCCGTGGACTCAAAGCACACGATTACAGAATCGCATCACTCTGCTACACCTGTCACACAGAAATCGACCAAGGTGCAACACTTAGCAAAACAGAAAGAGTGGGTAGGTGGGAAGAAGCGCACAGAAAAACGATTGCCCTCTTATTCGAGTCGGGGTTTTTATATACCAAGTTTTGAACAAATGACCCAAGACACCGTGGAATTGTTAAACTCTCTTAATGTTGATTCTAAACCTACCCCTACCCCCATCCGTCAATCATTACTGGGGGAGTCATGGACACAGGCGTTATATCAGCAAGGCAGGAAAAGAGTTTAAGACGCAGGTCAGCGATTATGTAGTGGAGTGGAAAGTTCCCAAGTTAGGTACTGCCCGCCTAGAAATGCAGGTCACACTGTATCCAAAAGACAGACGCAAGCAAGATATTGATAACCGAATCAAAGCCCTTTGGGATGCCTTAGCGGATGCTGGCGTATTTGATAACGATGAACAAATTGATGTGTTGATGGTACAGCGTGGCGCAATAAAAAAAGGTGGCGGTTGTCTTGTAGTTATTGATAAAATAGAGGAAACTACACCCATTACATAAGGATTTGTATGGAAAACTGTGCATTATTCCTAGCAACAATGTTACATTCTGCGACCAACACGCATTTCTTTCATTGGTCAACCGATTCCTACGCAAAACATAAGGCTTTAGCTAAATACTACGATGGTATTGTTGGCTTGACAGATACCTTTGCCGAATCGTATATGGGTAAGTACGGTAAGTTTAACGCCTTCCCAAGCGTGTACCACCAGCCTAAAGACCCAATACGCTACATGGAATCCTTACAAAACTTTGTTAAAGAAGCCCGCCAAGACCTACCCCAAGACCCCGAACTACAAAATATCATTGATGAGATCGCAGGCCTCATTAACAGCACCGCTTATAAACTTAAGTTTTTGAAATAAGGATATTTATGCCACTCGTAAAGTCAGGTAGCCCCGAAGCAGTCGGTAAGAACATCAAAACCGAGATGAAAGCTGGCAAGCCAAAGAAGCAAGCCGTAGCCATTGCACTCAGCGTTGAGCGTGAGAACGCCAAGGGTGCAAGAAAAGCTAAGTTAGAAGAAGCGTACGGTAAGTACATTGAGGAAAAGGCATGAGTCGTAGGGATGACATTCGTGCGGCAGTAGAAAAGCACGATAAGCCAATCCCCAAGACTACGACAGGTAAGGATAAGAACTACCTGCCCACAGATCAAGGCGCAGGCATGACCGCCAAGGGGCGTGAAGCGTATAACCGTAAGAACAACGCTAACCTAAAAGCCCCAGCCCCAAATCCTAAGACCGATGCCGACAAAGGCAGAAAAGCTAGTTTTTGTGCAAGAATGGGTGGGGTAGTAAAAAACAGCAAGAACGCTGAACGAGCAAAAGCAAGCATGAGGAGATGGAACTGTGGCTAAACAAGGACTATACGCAAACATTCACGCCAAGCGGGAACGCATTAAGGCTGGATCAGGCGAGAAGATGCGTAAGGTAGGTAGCGAAGGCGCACCATCCGCTAAAGACTTTAAAGAATCTGCTAAAACTGCTAAACCTACTCGTAGAGAGATGATTGCTTCTAAGATGAAGGATATGTAATGACACCAATTACCCCTATAAGCCGTAAGTACAAGAAAGAAGATGCCCTGTTACGCCCTGAACATCAATCTACGCTAGAAAAGCAACAAGCAGAACGCATTGCCCGTAGGAAGATGCTATCTAACAAACTTAAAGACTTGGATAAAGAAGTTAAGTAATTGAAGTTTACGGTAGCAGTACCACCTTATTCTAATAAAAGCGGTGGTCTTTGGTACTGTCATTACTTATGCCACGCATTAAACGAAATAGGTCACACGGCTACAATCTCATTCTATGAGCCACCCTACAGGCTTAATTTTGATTGGAATACCCCATTAGGACATGACCCTGAAGCAATAGTCATATATCCCGAAGGCTGTAGAGATAATCCTTTAAATGCTAAAAAAGTGGTTAGATACTTATTAGCCCCCGAAGATTTCTTTCAAGGCCCAGCAATTCAATGGCAGCCCACAGACTTTAAGCTGGCGTTTTCTAAGACTTATGCTAACGACTGTGATGTACTGTTTTACCCCATTACTGAATTAGAAATATTTAAACCAAGTGATGCACCTAAGAAGTTCAATACTTTTTATGTAGGTAAAGGACATTTTAAACAAGAGTGCCAGCCCCTTAAAGATTGCGTTGAAATAACTAGATCATGGCCCGAAAAAAAGCATGATTTAGCCAAAATTCTGCAATTAACCCGTATATTTTTCACTTATGATGAAATTAGTGCAACTAACCTAGATGCCACATTGTGCGGTGCAATGCCTTATTTCCTTACTAAAAACCTGCCTTGGATACAAGACAACGAATTAGGCAAGCATTGGATATACAGCTTAGACCCTGAAGAAGTGGCGGAAGCCAAGGAAAACATTAGAACATTACGACCTAGAATCATAGAGATGCGTAAGAATTACCCTATCAAATTAGCTGATATGTGTAATAAAATAGAAGCACACTTTACAAATATAGGGTTGCAATAATGGCTACGCTTGCAGAAATGTTGCGCCAAGGTGCGAACAGGCTTATAAACCTGCCAACCGAAGCACAGCGTTTTATGTACAACCCTCAAGCATTTACCCAAATGTTTGGCAGAAACCAGCTACCCAATGAAACAGGGTTTGCTGAAGGCGCAATGGTCGGTGATCGTAAATACGGTAGTGAAAAAGGATTTAAACAGGGTGAACCGTTGGCATTGCCAATAGCTGTAGCATCAATGGGCGCACCACTTGCCGCCCCTACCGCTAGAGCATTAGCACCTAAGGCCGCAAGCATGGCAGAAGATTATCTTGCCAAGATAGGTGGCATTCAATATATTGCACCGCAAAACAAAGTTCTAGCTGAAGCTATCCGCAATAAGCCAATTGGTGACTTTGACCCACGCTTTGACCCTAGAGTCTTAGAAAAGCAAAAGATTGCAACTACCGTGCCTGTGGTCGAACAGATAAATAAGACCGAAATCCCAAAGGTATCGTTGGCAGACTTTGAGGGCAGACCATTTATAACCAGTATGTCTGACCGTACTGCCGCTGGTGGTGACTTGCTTGGCGTTAACGATGTAATGTTTAAAAGACCCGTACACCTTTATGGTGGGCAAGACTATATGTTTAACGCACCAAATCAGGTATGGGCATCAGCACAGCAAGCAGTATCTCCAATTACTAAAAATGCCGAGATGCTTAAAGAAGTTACTGGTCAGAATCCTTTGTATATTCCTTGGCGCATGGCCCCGACTAGCGGTGACTTTGCCCATATGACGGGCGAAAGTATGCTGGGTTACGCAGAAGCCGCCATGAGCAGGGGTGATAAGAAGCAACTAAATACTGCAATCAAAGACCTTATTCCAAACTGGAAGGGCGTAGATAACGCTGAAAGTATTGCCCAATACAGAGCCGCACCCAAGGTCGTAAGAGATTCCATTATGCAAATCATGGATCGTGACTTCAGGGATTTGGGTAGCTTAAACATAGGTCAAGCACGACTATCAGTAACCGACCCACGCCAAATCAATGCGGTAGAGGGCGGTATACAGAATGTGGGTGAAATTTTTGCGGGTCAGCCTATGATTATGAAATCAGGTCACCCATCCTACCCACGGGGAGTAGCAGGTCAAGGACTCGGAACGCTAGAACGGGAACACAATATATTTGAACTTCTGCCCAATGTAATCAAGGAGCGTGGCATTGCTAACCCAACCGCCCCAGCGCAGACAGACTTACGGGCATTACAGATGAAACCCTATGCAGGAATCCTAACCGCAAACCTATTAAGACAGCTAGGGTACTAATACAAGTATTCAGGTTTAAATTGATTCGCTACCTGTTCGCCAAAGCGTTCAGATAGAAAATAACACACAGATTCATGCGTAACGGTATCAATCCCTGACGCAACACAAAAGGTTTCATGTAAGGTAAGAGCATCAAGCATTGGCTTAGACATAGGCACATCAACATTAACAGTGGGTGTCATTGCAATCTCCTTGTTTTGTAATATAATTGTACCAAAGATTAATCTATCTTAACAACCACTTGGATAAGGTATGAGTTCTATAGTAGATAAACCTAGAAAAAAGACAGGCGGGCGTGTTGCAGGTGTGCCTAATAAGTCAACAGCACTCGCTAGAGAGGCTATCGCTAAGTTCGTGGATGGTAACAGCCATAAGTTACAACAATGGCTTGACGAAATCGCTATGAACGAGAAGCTAGGGCCAAAGGTAGCGTTTGATTGCTTTATGCAAGTCGCTGAGTACCATGTACCCAAGCTGGCTAGGACAGAACACGCTGGTGATGCTACTGCACCTATAACCCATATCTACAAATGGCAAGATGAGTGAAGTAGTAGTACATGAGTTTGAATACAAGGTCAGGGATGCGTTTAAAGACTTCCACAAACGTAAGCAACGCTGGGCAGTCCTAGTCTGTCATAGACGGGCAGGAAAGACCGTAGCCAGCATCAATGACCTGATTAAGCGGGCAATTAAGGAACGCAAGCCTGATGGCAGGTACTTTTACCTTTGCCCACTTTACTCACAAGCAAAATCAGTAGCTTGGGACTACCTTTTACGCTTTGCTGCACCTGCACTAGAAAAAGTCAATCAATCCGAATTATGGGTACAACTACATAACGGGGCTAAAATTCGCCTGTTTGGGGCTGATTCGCCTGACTCCCTTCGTGGAAATTATATAGATGGGATAGTACTTGACGAATTTGCTGATATGAAACCCCGTGTATGGGGTGAAATCATAAGACCAGCCCTTGCAGACAGAAACGGTTATGCCGTATTTATTGGGACTCCCCGTGGGCATAACGGGTTCTATGACATATACAAAGGTGCTCAAAACAATCCCGATTGGTATTCTAAGACACTAAGAGCAGATCAATCAGGCTTATTGCCACAAGCTGAACTAGAAGATGCCCAGCGCATGATGTCTACCAATCAGTATGAAGCCGAGTTCCTTTGTTCATTCGAGGCGGCCATAGTTGGCGCATTCTACGGTCAGGAGATGCGTAGGATCACCGACCTTGAGCGCATTACCTCGGTGGACTATGACCCAATGTTCCCATGCCATACCGTATGGGATTTGGGCTTCAACGATTCCACGGCTGTGATTTGGTTTCAGGTCGTATACGGTGAAATACGGGTGCTAGACCACCATTCTAGTAACGGTCAGGCTATTCCTTACTACACAGGCTTACTAGCCCAAAAAGAGGATCAGTACGGGTACAAGTATGGCTATCACTACCTACCACATGACGCTAGGGCTAAAACATTGGCGAGTGGTGGTAAGAGCATAATCGAACAAATTGCGACAAAAATTGACATAAAACATTTAAAAATCGTACCAAACCTATCACTTCAGGATGGAATACAGGCTACACGACTTGCATTAACACGCTGTTGGTTCGATAATAAGTGTGACGAACTAATTGAATGTTTGCGCCAATACCAAAGGGAGTGGGATGATGATAAGAAAGTATTTAGAGATCGCCCGAAACACGATTGGACATCACACTCTAGCGATGCGATGCGCTATTTATCAATCGTTTGGAAAGATGAGGACAGCCCTATCCTCAAAGATACAAGGGTTAAAGGCGTATCTATCGGGGAAAACGAAATAACCCTAAACGAATTGTGGAAGCAAACACCTAAATCAACTTACAGGAGAATTTAATATGACAGCCGCTAACGCAACCTTTGCATTACCCTACGAA